GTTACAGGGCCTTTTTTTGCTCCTGGTTTTGGTGCTGCTGGTGGTGGAGTATCCTCTTTAACCACTGCTTCTTTTAGGCTTAATAGCTCTCTATCTTCAGGATTCATTTGTTCAATAGCAATTCTTCTAGCATCTTGCTCAATTAAATCAGGATTACCTTTGTACTTTTTATAATTAGGGCTTGTTGTCTTTTCAGCCGCACGAGTCAATTTTCCAAGAGCGCTATTAAACAAAGATGTATATTGACCTTGTGCCTTAACACGATCATCTCTTCGCTTAAGAACATTGGTATTCTCACGCGTAGCGGCTGCACTTTCAGCGCCAATTTCTTTGCTAAGAATTTGACCATAAGATGTCTGCATCTGACCAGTAAGACCAGTCTGGCGAGCAAGTTTGGCCTGTTCTGCTGCACGTTGCTGGGCCAATATGTCTTTTTGGTCTGCTTCAATACCAGCCAACCCTTTAGCATAAGTTCCTAGTGCGCCTTGAGCAGCGCCACCAAGGTTGGTAAACGTATTAGGGTTTGTTCCTGCCATCCATCTTGCGCCAAGATCTGCAACCGCTGACCATGGAACTGCACTTCTACGCTCTTGCAAACCTTTGGTAGCTTCAGCAATTTGAGCATCTGTCTTCTCAAACGCTTTGTTTTCTTTTTGAGCTAACAATGATGCTCTAATTTCATCTTCTAGAAATTGTTTATAGTCATCACGCTTTTGCTTGCTTGATCCACCGTTAGAGAAAGCAATAATGCCACCTTCAGCAGCGAATTGAGGAACCATATCACCAGTACCAATAGCATCAATACCAGAACGACCAGCCATCATAGCTACTGCCTCTGGATTGTTCTCTATGCGTTCATAACCCATCAGTAGTTCTTTGATCTGAGCTACTTCCAATGGATTTAAGTTAGGACTTTCTAGCAACTTTTCTAGCTGTTCTTTATCCATCATTCTGATGTCGCCACCATCTAGATAGCCAATCTTGCCACCGTCTTTGTAACCTTTAATGACTCCACCGTCTTTCTTGAAGCCGCCAGACATACCGTAGATACCTAGGGCAGTAGTACCTAAACCACCTAACTGAGATAATGTGCTTGGCTGGGCTGTGTATTGCGACATAGCAGACTGAGATAATGGAAGACCACGGAGCATATCTGACATAAATGCCAATTGCTGGTATGGGTAGTTCTTCTGTTGAGTAAAGTCTTGGTATGCCAAGTCCAAGCCTTGTTGACCTTGAGCCTGTTGTACTGCGCCAGCCTTAGCAATAGCATCGCTGATGGCTTGCTCTTGACCAAACTGGGTCTGACCTAGCTGACCTAGTGTAGAAGCGGCTTGTATTCCTTGACCTAAACCTTGTAGACCTAATGTAGAACCAAACTGTTGCGCTCTTTGTGCGGCATCAAATGCGTTCTGTGAGCCAGTAGCCTGAATATTAGCTAACTGTGTGCCTAAGTTACGACCAGCTTCAGCACGTTCTAAAGCAGCACGAGATCCACCAAAAGCACCAGAGCCAACGGCACGTTGATTTAATGCGCCCAAACCTTTGGTGTAGTCACGAACCGCTTCTTGCTTTTGAGTATCCACCACGTTCTGCATGTATGGTGACATATATGATTGCATAGCGCGAGGGTCGGTTGCCATACGAGCATAGTCCGCACCAGCTCCCATAGAGCCTAGTCCAGAAATAGCTGCTAAACCTGAACCTAATCCTAATTGACCAGCTACTTGCTGGTTAGCTACGTTTTGGAACGCCTGTTCTTGCATTGGCGTAAAGCTTTGTAATCTTTGACCACCGTAAGTTTGATATGGGTTTGCGTTAATATCAGTCAGAGCAGCCGACTTACCAAGCATGCCTTCCACATACGGACGTGCGTATTCAGGAATTGATGTTTGTGTAATAGTCTGGGAAGATGGAGCTGATTGTCCACCGCCACCACCGCCGCCGCCAAAAATACCGCTAACTAGTTTTGCCATAACTTAACCTCTATTAATTTGCACTTTTCTGTAAAGCCAGCCTTTATAGCTAATCTTGCAACACTTTCTCTTACTGCGCCTTCTAATACTGTTGCACCCATTTTGATGGCAATCTGTTTAATCTGATTAATACCATCAACGTTCAATATGTTCTTACCGCCCATCGTTACTATAAATGCTGCACGGTCATTTGGTCTATTAGATAATGCCAAAATAACTGCACCACAAATCTTGTCTTCTTCTGTTGCCACCAACAAGTTCCAAACACCTGTCAAAACCAGTGTCTTAGCCTGCTCCATCGTGTACTCATCGGCAGCAAACTCATGTGCCATCTGAACAAACTGTTCGGCTTGAGGCCAAACACGGGCAGTCCACTCATTTGGAACTAATTCAAATTTCATGCAGGCAGATGTTTCTTCGCTTTAGAATCAACAGCTACCTTACCCTTTCCTACAGTTTTCTTTCTGTCGGCTTGGATACGATCCATCATTGCATATAAACGCTTGGCACCAGCATCAGTTGAGCCATTACCTAACTCAGATACGATACGGGCTGGAATAACAAACTCACCATCCGCTAAACGGGCAGGCTGCTTGCCATTAATAGTTGCTGGAATCTCATCAGATACGCCATCGCCTGGACCTTTTAAAAGCTGACCTTCAGCATATCCACCTAAATCACCGCCTCTATTAAACTGCGGGATGCCGCCATCCATCGTAGTCATTGGTGCATAGCCATCACGCATACCTTGAAGTGCTGACAAACCACCAGCTGGCATACGATTTAAGTTAGGAGGAACTTCTCCTCCCATGGCTGCCTTATATGTAGGCAACGGTGTATAGCTTTGAGCAAAGTAGTTACGCTCAGATGTATCAATAGGCTTTGTTGTCTTGCCGTACTTGTCGTATTGAATAGGCTCGAAGTAATAAGGTCTATCGCCTTCTGGTTCACGTCTAGCAGTGTTGTACTCAAAAGGTCTAATCATTCCTTTATCTGTAGGAGCGTTTACACCATCAGATTTACCGCCAAGCAATCCCATAAGGGTTGTCGCACCCAAGCCATAGCCAAGCATCTCCTTGGCTGTTAATCCTGTGTTAGCAGCCGTTACAGCTGTTTGACCAGCACCACCAGACAATGCACCGCTTTCAGCTAATGCGCCGATTGGATCGCTTGAGGCGTTTGCAAAGTCAGCAACTGCTTTACTTGTAGAGATTCCTGGGTTTGCATAAGCACCAGCAGCTGGCGTACCAACAGCAGCAGTAGTAGGTGCAGCATAACCAGCCGCACCAGGAAATAATGCACCGCCTACACCACCAGCTAATCCACCAATACCTGCGCCTGTTAGCATACTGTCAAGAATGTTACCGTCACCAGTCAATGCGCTATAAGCACCACCTACACCTGCACCAATAAGGGCGCCACCTACGATTGTTGAACCTATACCAGCTGCGGCACCAGTTCCTAAAGCCCATCCACCTACGGTTGTAGCTGCTGCAACGAATGACATATTAATTCCCCTCTAACAAGAGATCTTTTGAGTTATCCACAATCATGTCTTCTAGCTTCTGAATGTCAGTTTCGCTAGTTGAGTAGATGTTTTGGAAAACTACTGTTTCAATGATGTATGCTATTTTACGCCCAGCCTTAGCCATAAAGGTCATGGGTGCTACTAATTCTGTACGATTACCGTCTGAGTCAACCACAATCATGCGACCAGATACCATGTTGCATAGATGCTCATGACGGTGGTGTTTGCCAACAATGACTGCTCCAGCTGGCAAAGTTACCTCTTTTATGTAAATGTTTGGTCCAAAATGATGACTTTCCTTGCACTCAACTTGAGGCGAGTTCTTAACAGCAACGGCTAAGTTATCAAGACTCTGCTTGATGTCTGCTTGAACCGTTGGCTGAGTCATCATATGGTGGCTTTTAACTTGTACTTAGGATTGTCAGATGGCTCAATCTTGGCACCAGTCTCTTTAAGAGTAGTCGTGGTAACAGGAGCTGGCTCTGTATCGTAAACAGTCTTAACGCCAATCTTCTTCAATTCTTTAACAAAATACACAATGTCATTAGATAGATCTTGAGGAGTGGCAATGGTGAAGAAATGAATCTGAGCTACGCCTGGCTTTAACATCTTGTAACCCATTACTGAGTCCTCAAACGACACAAGCTTTAAGCCTTCGCTGACTTCTTTCTTAACGCCTTGCATACCAACATCCATCGGAATACCTCTGTTTTGGAAGTAATTACCTAGAATCTTGGCGATTTTGTCTGTTTTGATGGTTTTATCAGCGGCGGCAATGCCACCTTCAGCAAATTGCTGTGGGGCCATACTGGTTTGAACAGCTGGCGCAATGGCAGAAGCTAATGCTCCAGTAGATTGTTGCATTTGGTTTATGGCTTGTAGGCTCATTTATGCCTCGCTGAGTTGATTATGTTGAATGTTATCATGCTCATAAGCTAGACACAAATGTTATTGAGCCTATGGCTGAAGGAATTGCAGGTCTTATGTATGGACTGGTTTGTGCTGCATCCGCAAATAGGTAAATACCAAGACCACCACCGCTAGTAGCTGCTTGATCAGTCGCCCAAACTAATTGAACCACGTTTGTTGCCGTAATTGTGAACACCACTTCTGAGTAAGCGCAAATATAAGATGGATTACCAGAGCTTTTGCGGGCTGGCACGGTAAAGTAAGTGGCCGAATTAGGTACATCCACACTATTAACCCGCAACCAAAACACTGCATCATGAATGGCATTGGCTGTATTAGCTATCTGAATACTGTAGGTAATCTTGTAAATACCAGTTTGCTGTGGAGTCGCTGAACCAGGTGCTAATAATGACCAGCCAGCACCAGAATCTAATGTATTCCATGCAACCACTGTCGGTGTGTTACTTGCCGTAGCGTATTGGTCTGTAGAGTCAGATGCAGCAATATGTGGGATGTTTAAATACTGGCCTCCTAAAGGACCAAGCAAGGACTGATTAATATTATCAATCTGGTTATAGTATAGACGCTGGGCGTTGTTCAGCTGTTCCTGATAGCGTGGCTCATACTCTGCTGGTGGAGCAATCAGCAGGTTGGGGGCTTTTGGTGGAATTAGGTCAGACATTACCTTCTTCCATCTGGGCGAATATCAATACGTGGGCTACCTAACTGCCAAGCCACCCCTATGTCCGCTGACTCAATACGGAAAGCCATCTGTCTGCCACGGATACGGGTATAGACTTGACCAGTAAACTCTTCTACTGGGAACTCTTGAGTTCTAACCACTGTTTTATCGTTTGGCGTACCATAAGCTGTACCAGAATTAGTACGTGGCTTAACAACCATAGTGCATGTTGGATTTGCAACAGAAGATCCAGCAAACGTTACGTCTGGCAATATGCGCCACACAAAGCCAAAATTATGACCATCGCCAATGTCAAAGTCTGATGATTGGATATAGGCGTTAATTGCCACGGCTGATGGACCTGAAACGTCATCATCACCGTTCTCATGGTTTAATAAACGGCGGTTATAGTCAGCTCCAATTGGGTAAGGCAAAGTACCTGAGTCTAGCCAAGCTGTGCGACCCATAGTGCCGTAATACCACACGCGGTCTAGGTAGTTGTACACCACATAGCTATCAACTACATTAGAACCCACTGATGGGTAGAACCACCACACTTCAGAGTAAGCCTCGTTTGATGCGGCAAATACCTGCCATGCTTGGTCAGCATTTAAGTTATTAAAGATGAACTGACGTAATGAAGATGGTAACGTTTCCACTCGACCAGAGTACATGAAAAACTTGTCTTTACCCATCCAGTAGGTCACGTTGTTAATTGTGATAGCTGCCTTAGGACTCATGATTGAGATGTTGTCCTGCAATAACTGGAAGCCCCATACATACGGTGGGCCTAAGTACTGCATAGAGTAAACAGCGGCATCGGTGAAAACAACAATCTCTTGACGTGTATTTACCGCTTGAATGATGGTTGAGCCAATCGTTAAGCGTTGCTCACCCGCCTGGTTTGTTACTTCTTGAACCCAGTCAAAAGCATTTTCTTGATCTGACCAACGAACTAATAGTGGGTCAAATACGGTATTAGGGTCACCTGGGTCATAAGGATTAGCGCCAAAGCAAATAACAAACCGCTGAACCGCAGAAGAAATAATTTGATTTGTCTGGTTTGGAACAAACTGACCTGAGAAGGCTGCGGCGTTGGCGGCTGACTCTAGGGTTACAGCACGGGAAGTAACGCCTGTGGTTGCATCCCAGTAATAAAGCTCACCACCACGAGGTGCAAAAATGAAGTCTTCGCCAAAGTTATCTTGTGTCCAAACACGAAGCTGTGAGCCAATACCTGTTGTATAGCCAGAACCCCATGTGCCACGTGACCATGGACCAGCACCCCAGCCTGTACCAATCGTGTAAACATCGTTACCTGTTGGAAGCAAATAAGTAATCGTAACAGCGTTACCACCATGCCCAGTATCGCTTGCGTTTGCAATAACTGGAACTGTTACGGTGTACGCTGTAGAGTTAACTACAGAGTCAACTTGATATTCAGTATTAATAACCGTGCTTGTAACGTTGCCACCTAAGTTGGCAGAACCAGAGAAAATAACGTAGTCACCCAGCTCTGGGTTATAGGTAGCATCAACCACTGTAATTGTGCTACTGCCGTTAGATGCAAAGAATGGGCCTGACGTAGCTGTAGAGGCATTAACCGTTACATCAAAGATAGGTGTGATGTCAAAATAAGCACCACCCTTATTGAGATACATTTTAGAGTTAGTGCCTACTCCCAATAAACCAGTACCATTAAGCGTTGTCCAGTTGTTCAGTGAACGGCATGTACCTAGGAATTGTTCATTTGAATAACGAGTCCACCCGCCAATCTTTTCTGGAAATCCAGAACGAAAACGGATTTTGTCGCAATCATACCAACCACCCTCACCAGAGTAGTTGGTGTTTTCTTTATTAACGCCTGGACGGAATACGAGTTTCTGTAGTGGCATAACTTACCTATGCAAAAGGTCTAGTTCCTGATTTGTCAATGATAAGGGCTTGTTTGCGTGGTGTCATCTCTTTTGTGTTCGGAACAGAGATATGAGTCCATCCACCAGCCACTTTCTCTGGGTCATAAAACTCACGGATTATTTGATCATACGGCAAACCAGCTTCAATAATGGCACGGCATACTTGGTCTGGGTTCATTCCAGGGATACGCAAGTCAGCTGCACAGCCAACCATATGTTGACTAGACTTAGATCCACCTACCTTTTCGTTGACCGCTGGACCGCGATAAGCAGAGTTAATCATTACTGGCTTACCACCTAAGGCAGTTTTTACTGTTTCCAAGAACTCAGCCAAACGCTTTAGGTTCTCTAAATGCTCAGGAGTAGGGGTGTTATCAATACCGTGACGGTCAGCTGTCTCGCTGGCAGTCAGTTCTTCTAGCGTAAAGTGTGCTGATAATGGGGTCTGTGTCATTTTTTCATTACCTCTTTAAGTTCAGATGTCTTGTCTTTAGATCCTTGGCTAGAGCCAAAGTAATACGAAATAACTTGTGTTGCAAGACCATATAGTGAGCCTAGTACAAAAATAAGGATGTTTTCTTGGCTGTCAGGAAAGTCTACAAAGAATACTAACAGTGCAATAAAAATTGCGCCAGTCAAAACACCAATAGCTAGAATGGATGTGATGTTCTTAGTAATAAAGTGAGCATCTGACTTTACAACCTCCATCTCACGTTTACGTGCGGAATCACGGTCTGCTGCATCTATCTTGGCAAACTCTAAATCCATCTCTTTGAGCTTCTCTAAGTTAGCTGGGTTGCTAGTCAGAGCAGCTGTTACGGCTTCAACTGTCTTTTCTGGTAGCCCTAGCTTGTCAGCAATCATGCCAACGGCTGCACCACCTAATGGACCTGCTACTGCTGTTGCTAATGCAGGAGCTGCTGTTTTTAATATGCTTAGTAATGCTTCCATTAGTTACCCAATCTATTAGTAGTTGCACGTTTCAATGTATTCATCTCTGAGCGAAGTGTAGAACTTGTCACATCCAACTCAACTTTCTGTGCAGCTAGACCAGAGCGTAACTCTTTCTGTGTGCTTTCTGCAACAATCTTGGCTTCACGAGCTGCCATCAACGCCTCAGCTAAACGCTCCTGCATCTTGGCAATCACTTCACGCTGATCAGCTACCTTCTCTTCTAGTATCTTTACCTTACGTTCTGCGCTTGATGCTGAGGAAGCTGTGTCACTGTAACCCTCATACATCTCTTTAACTTCGTTGAACTTGGTAATACCTGTGTAGCCAGCACCTAAAATAGCAGGTACGCCAGCGATGATGAAGCCAGCCACCATGGTGTTTTGTTTAGCCCACGTCACCCACTTATCTACAAAGCCTTGTACTTGGTCTAGTTTCTCTAAATCGCTCATTGCTCAAATCCTAAGTCTTGGTTATATGCTGGCTGATTAAAGCCCTTTTGTTGTAGCAGGTCCATCATTATTGAATCCTGCATCAGTATTGCGTTTGGTATCCCACTCACCAGCTGTGGTTCTGAGAACATGTTCGGCTGTTGTAGTCCAGGCTTCACAAACAGCTCCAACGACAACACAAGGCCAACCACTGACTGTTGCTTTCCCTTTGGGGTAGGGGATACCTGTGTAGTCGAGGTTGTCTGAGAATCCGTCTTTGTCTCCGAGGCACTCGTTGGGGCAGACTGCTGTGTTGCAGACTTTTCCTGAGTCGGGGCAGTGTTTGTTTCCGTTGTTGTCTGGGTTGTTTCCAAGTTCGGCACAGGCGTTGGGGTCGGAACAGTTACAGGTGAGGATTGGATTGTTGGGGCAGATATGGTCGAAGTTGGATTCAACGGGCTGACAGGCGAAACAGGGTTTGTCGGATTGTTTATCGACTTCTTGCAAGTGTCTGATGTAGTCACCCAAGGTTGCCACGCTGGACTCCCGTACGGGTCTGGACACATCGAGGAACGAGTCTGGGTAATGCTCCCCGTAAAGCCTGTCTGGCAGCTGAGAGTTTGTTGTTGGCTGCTTATTTGGCATGTTGGCGGGTTTTTGACGCAGGTGTCTTGGATTTTGAACCAGTCGGTTTGGACTGGCTGACCATAGCTACCTGTCGGGCAGTTGGTTTCTTTTTTCCAGGTTTGCGTACCGCTGTAGTTGACGGGGCAGCTTCTTGTTTCGACTTGCGCTTGGTAGGTGCAGGTGACTGGGTTTGGGGTGCAAGTGTTTTGGATGACTGTCCACG